ATTAATGAATTTATCTTTGATGGATTTATGGTAATCATTTTAGGTTCCTTTGGTATCGCATCTGTTGATAAATTTTTGAATAAAAAAGACAAACACGAAGAAGATAAAGATATAGAAGGATAATGAAATCTACGTTACTAGTTTTACTATTATCATTAACCGCAACTTGTTCATTTGTTTGTAGCTATTTCGGAGGATTAGCTATGGATAATAGTGAACAATACTTAGCGGTAGTGGCGGTGGCTTTTATGGATGGGTTTTTTGGTATAGTTGCTGGTATAAAGAAAGAAGGTTTTAAAACCTATAAAGCATTAAAAGTACTAAAAACAACATTTACTTGGTTAATTATATTAACAGTAATACTAATGGTTGAAATTGGGTTTCCAGGTACGTCCTGGCTCTCAGAAACTATTATAGTACCATTTATAATTTTTCAATTGATTAGTGCCTTAAAAAATGCTTCTAATTCAGGTTTTATTAAACATTCATTACTAAATACAATTTTAGAAAAAATAGATCAACATAAAGATAAATAAGTATGATATTAAAAAAAGGTGATAATAACGACTTGGTTAAAAAACTCCAAGTTAGGTTAGGTGTAGAAGCAGTTGGGACTTTTGGTCCTAAAACAGAGGAAGCTGTTAAAAAATATCAAGCCGCTAATGGTTTAGCTGCTGATGGAATTGTTGGAGACGGTACTTGGAGTAAACTATTTCCTCCAGTTACTCCTATTGCTGTTTCTGCTCCTGTAGTAGCTATTCCTCCTAGTTCATTTAAATTAGATAAACTAAAAGGACACATCCCAGATTCAGTAATTGCTGCTATTCCTGATACTGCTGCTAAATTTAACATTACAAATGTTTTACGTTTAGCTCATTTTCTTGCCCAAGCAGGACATGAATCAGGTCAGTTTAAAGCTACTAGTGAGAATTTAAATTATAGTTCAAAAGGATTATTAGGTATTTTTCCAAGATACTTTACTCCAGCTTTAGCAGAATCTTATGCTCGCCAACCTCAAAAAATTGCTAATAGAGTTTATGGAGGTAGAATGGGTAACGGAGTTGAAGCTACAGGAGATGGGTTTAAGTTTAGAGGTAGAGGATATATTCAATTAACAGGTAAAGATAACTATACTCAATTTGATAAAACTGTACCTGAAGATATTTTAGCTAATCCTGATTTGGTATCAGGGAAATATGCTTTAATGTCTGCTGCTTGGTTTTTTGATAAAAATAAATTATGGGCTATTTGTGACAAAGGAGCAGATCAAGGAACAGTAACAGCAGTAACTAAAAGAGTAAATGGTGGAACAATTGGTTTACCAGATCGTATTAAACATTTCAACGAATATTATAATTTATTAAAATAATGAGTGAATTTCAATTAAAAGAAGAACAAGGGTATATTTACATAGGTGAATACTTTCATAAATTTGGAGGTGTAATACCTACAGAAAAGAAAATAGGTAAAATAGATGACCTATTAAAAATCCCCCAAATAGATGATTATTCATTTAGTTTAGATTTTCATACCCCAGATATTTATCTTGTAGAGGATGTAGATACTCTTTATACAGCTATCACAGTATTATTAAGTCATGATCTTATTAAAGAGGATTGGTTTGCTGATAGTGATGGAGATTTAAAAGAAAGAGTAGCTAATTTTATGAAAGCTTTAGGATACGTAGAAATTACTGATGTAGATGGTGATGGTATTCCTGATCATTTAGACGACGTTATAGGTTAAAATCAACACCCTCCATGAACGACACGAGGTCGTTTAATATAGGCGCTATACGAAAGTGTATGACGCCTATATGTATCGATGTATGAATGTAGATAAAATATTTAACTTGTTTAACGGAGATGAACCCGAGTCATTAAGGGAGAAAGCTCAACAAGTAGATACTTTATTAGATTATAAAAACCATCCTTTGTTCTGGGTAGGAATGTTTAAAAAACTAATCCAGAATCATCAAGTATTTAATGATCAATTACTTCAGTTTTTTGAAAAATTAGATGAAGGTTTAAGTACAGCAGATGTAGATAAAGCAGGTGAATATATAGTATTTAGTAAAGCTTGGGAATATATTCAAAAAGTAAATCCAGATAACTTGATTGCCCAAGAAGCTTTATATAGATTTGCCGATATACATCTTAGGGTTGCCCTAGAGTTATCAATAAATTATTTCCAAGAACACGAGGAATATGAAAAGTGTTCACATCTCAAAAAGAATTTAGAATTTGTAAAACTTCTCTTAACTTAAGCTTGGATTGTCTTACTTCCAATATTATATTCCAATCACGAGAAAAGGAAAAAAGAGAATAAAATATGAAAAATAGAGAGATTATAATGAGACGGTTAGAGCGAACCGAAGGTGAAATAGAGAAAATCCATTTCTTCTTAAATCGTGGTGGTTCAAGAGAACAGGTTGAGGAAGTGTTGATTACAATGCGTGAAGCTATTAGTGATGCTAAAGCATTTATCCAACAAGAACCAACATCACCCGGAGAAGTTAATCCATTTTAATTATGAATTTAACAGCAGAACAAATCCAACAAAATTGGGTAAGGATGATGGGCTTTATTGAGGACCATATTTCATCTCCTCGTAAAGAAAAATTAATCGAGTTTTATGAAAAATTTAGTGAGCGTCTAATGTTGATGCCTGCTGCTCATAAAAAAGAATACCACAATGCTTTTCCGGGTGGTTATGTAGAACATGTTAATCGTGTTATCACTTGTGCTCTTCACCTTCATGAATTATGGGCTACAATGGGTGTTGATACTACTACTTATACTAAAGAAGAATTAGTATTTTCTGCTCTAAATCATGATTTAGGTAAAATGGGTTCTGAAGATGAAGAATCATACATTCCTCAAACAGATAACTGGAGACGTGAAAAATTAGGTGAGGATTATATGTTTAATACTAAAGTCCCATTTGCTTCGGTTCCTGATAGAGGATTATTTTTACTTCAATCTAATGGTATCCAATATACTTTTAATGAAATGATTACTATTCAAACACATGATGGTTTATATGATGAGGCAAATAAGAAATATTTAATGACTTATCTCCCAGAACAAAAACCACGTACATCATTACCTTTTATTGTACATCAAGCGGATTTAATGGCTGCTAGGATTGAGTTTGAAAGAGAATGGTTACCTAAATTACAGGGTAACGTGGAAACCAAAAAGAAACCATTTACATTGGGTACTAATAAATCAGCTCCAACAACTTCAGCTACTAAATCTAAAGCATTAGGTAGCGTAAAAAGTGAAGGACTTAAAAATCTATTAGACAACTTATGATATTAACAATTATATTACTTTCAATATTGGTCGTGATTCTTGGATTCACGACCTTTAACCTCTTACGTAAGAACGAAAAACAAGAGGATATTTTAGCAGGCTATATGACCTATTTAAACAAAATCTCAGACACTATTGAATTAGCAGAAAAGAAACTGATGGAAGTAGATGCTAAAGGTAGTTTCAAATCCGATGATGAAGTAGGATTTTTCTTTGAACAAATCAAAACGATTCAAACAGCATTAAATTCTTTCGTTATTAAAAATATTACAAAATAATGGAAGAGGTTGTTGTAAAAAAGAAGAAGAAAGGAATACAATACTTCACTCAGGATACTGAGGATGCTATTGTATTATATAATAATACTACTGATTTTGAATTAAAAAGTAGAATCTATCACGATAGAATCCATTATGCCTTTTTCAAACTTACCGAAAATATTATTCACACATTTAAATTTTATTATACTGAGGTAGATAATATTGAGGATTTACAACACGAGGTAATTACTTTCCTACTATCTAAAATCCATTTATTTAATCCAGAAAGAGGAGCTAAAGCATATTCTTATTTTGGAACTATTGCTAAACGTTATCTTATTTTATCAAATCAAAAGAATTATAAAAAACGTATTGATACTGTTGCATTAGATACTATTGAAGAAGATGAGGAACATTCATATAGTATAGATGATACTTCGCACGATGAGCGTTTATCAATGTTTATAGATATATTTACCGAGTATTGCACCAAGAATATTTATAATTTATTCCCTAAAGAATATGACGCTCAAATTGCGGATGCTATTTTAGAATTATTTCGTAAAAGAGAACATTTAGATATATTTAATAAAAAAGCTCTTTACATTTATATCCGTGAAATTGTAGATGTTAAAACCCCTAAAATTACCAAAATAGCAAACCAACTCTACGACATATTTAAAGAAGGTTATGTGTTTTATTTGGAACATGGATATACAAGTTTTTAAGTTTCATATTTATAAGAAACTAAATGTATATTTATGTCACAATTTGAAAATATTATTTTTGGTAAGAAAAAATTCTCTGATGTTTTAGAGGAAATTTACAATAACCAAAAGAAGAAAGATCAACAGGTTACTGCTCTAATTAATGAGTTAAAACCATTAATTTCCGATATTGGAGATGCTACTTTAGTAGTTCCATTGATTAAAGAATATATGGAAATTAGTGTAAAAAATGATGATATTTTAATTAAGATGGCTGCTTTAGCTCAACGTGCTATGGCAACAGTAACATCTGATGGTGCTTTAACTATTTCCGATGAGGAAAAAGAGCAGTTATTATCTGCTATGAACGAGTTAAAAGGAGGTAAATAATGGCTTACGGGTTTGGTGCTTTAAATAAAAATTTTAACACAAAAAATAATTTTAGTGTTGCTAATGCTCTTAAACAAGATAATATTCTTAGCACCGGAAGGGTAATTAATGTTATTTTAGATGGAGATGATGCTAATGCTATTGGTGATATTGAATTTATTGATTATAAATCAACACCAGGTGACGTTTCTACAGCATCTACTGCTAATAATAAATTAACAGCCAAACCCTTATTTCCTAATATAAAAAATTACCCTCTAGTAAATGAATTAGTAATAATTTTAAGACAACCAGATATTGGAATTAAAGCAACAACCGCAAGTAAATCTATTTATTATTTAAATATTTTAAGTCTTTGGAATCACCCACATCATAATGCTCTTCCATATGCCGAAGGTAACTTAAGTCAAACTCAACAAAAAAGTTATTTACAAACTACATTAGGAAGTCCTAGAGTAGTAACAGATCAACCAACTGAAATATATTTCGGAGAAACTTTTAAAGAAAGAGATACTATTAATCCTTTATTACCTTTTGAAGGTGATGTAATTTATGAAGGTAGATGGGGAAACAGTATTAGATTTGGTTCTACAGTTAAAAATAGACCAAATGACTGGTCATCAACAGGTACTGATGGTGATCCTATAATGATAATAAGAAATGGTCAAGGTATTAATCCTGGAAATGGATGGCAACATATTACTGAAGATGTTAATAAAGATTTAGGTTCTATTTATTTTGGTTCTACCCAAAAAATTCCATTAAATGCTTCTAGTACATCTTATGTTAGTTATAGGACATCACCCCCAACCTTACCTTCTCAATATTCATCAAATCAACTTATAATTTCATCTGGACGTTTAGTATTTAATTCTTCTGTAGATCATATATTATTAAGTTCCGCAAAATCCATAAATTTAAATGGTGTTGAAAGTGTTAATATTGATTCACCTACTACTGTAATTCAATCTACAAACACATATATTGGTTCTAAAAACGCAACCGAACCTTTATTATTAGGTAATCAAACCATTAATTTATTAGACCAATTAATATCCAACTTATCAGGATTTATGACTGTCTGTTCAACAGCAGTATCAACCCCTCCAGGTACTCCTTTAGTTCAATTAAACGTAGCAGCAACTCAAGTAAATGCTTCTTTAAATGCATTACAAGCAAATTTAGAAACTTTAAAATCTAAATATAATTATACTGTATAATGGCTTCACCTTTAGATATAGAACAACAACGATTATTAGAAGCTGCTTCTACTGCTGCTAAATCTAAATCAGCAAGTGAAAAAAAAGTTGATGCTACAGCTATTGAACAAGCTACACCTGATAATCTTAAAGCAAAAGGAGCTGCTAAATTACCTCAATTAATTTATGTTTTAGGAAGTCAAGTAAATACAATTATTCAACCCTCTATTGATAAATTAATTATTGATTATGTTTCTAAATATCAAGCTAGTGGGGTATGTCTTACCCCAATTGAATTAAATATACTAAGACAACAAAGAGATTTGATAGTTAATCAATTAAATAATATAGGAAATAAAATTGAAGTTTTAGGTACATCAATAACAGGATTATCTTTCTTTTTAAACACAGCTTTAACATTAATTAGTACAACAGATATAGCATCAATAGCAGCATCAGCAGCATTAAAACTTCCACCAGCAAATGCATTACCCACTCCAAGTATCATAACAACTTTATTAAATGATGCTCAAACTTTAATTAGAAAGATAACTTTTGATCAATACGGTAATTCTAAATTATCTAAATACCAATCAGTATTAGCAGGTTCAGCATTAGTTTTATCTATTGTTGGGGATTATATATTAACCGCTACTGAATTTTTAAAGTCAATAGATTCTGTTTTGCAAACTTGTGATCCAAATAATACATTACCTCCAATAACAAAATCAGTTCAATCTATAGCTGATGCTCAACTACAAGCACAACAAACTATTAACCAAACAACATATAACGGATTTATTATTGAAATAGAAGAAGTACCATATACACCTACAGTTAATCGTAGACGTGCTATTGGTAAAAACCAACAGGGTATTAATTTAATTCAAACAGAATTATCGTTTACAACTGATAATTTAACTTTGATTAATGAATTAAAATTAATAATCGACAGAGACAATTTAAAAGCTTATTAACTTAATATTTATAAACAATGAAACCATCAGATTTTAAAAAAATTATTAAAGAGGCAGTAAAGGAAGCTATTCAAGAAGAATTAAAAGATATTCTATTGGAAGCTGTTCGTGCCCCTAAAACAATTGTTACAGAGTCAATCAAGGACACTTACGCTCAACCACATTTATCAAAACCAAAACAATTAACCCCGGCTGAAAGACAAGCAATGTTTGGAGGTATTTTAGAAGAAATGCAAGGTGGAGGAGCAGCAACTACTGCTTACAACGGACAATTTCAACCACAAGGACCAGTAGATGCTATTAATGGAGCATTACCTGAAGGAAATGTAG